TAAGAGCATCCATAACCCAAGCAAACAACGCTCCTGGATCATTCTTGTCAAGGTCTTTTGTAGATACCATTGCACAGTTTTGTAGGGCTGCTGAGTTCTTCTTCTCCATAGTCATAGGAGTTCCAAATGCCCACATGCCTCGTCCTGGTGGTGTCCACTTTAATTCAAACATTCTTTGGAATGCTTCTTGTGCAGACTTCTGAGCCTTGTAATCATTCCATGGTAGACGGTTTTCTTTAGCATGGTTCTTTTGAACTGAATACATACCCTCGATTACACGACGACAAACCTCATGCCATCTTTCCTTAGTTCCATCTTCCTTCATGCGAGAATATGTACGAATAAAAGTAATCTCTCCAAGTGAATTTTCTGCTGCATCCTTAAACCCAAATGGGCTTTCTTGGCTTTTGAACTTTTCTACGAAGTCCTCTGGAAGTTTAAAACTAAAAAAATCTGACATAATATGTATCGTCCTTTCAAAAACGGATTAAGACTTAAGTATACCAGAGTTTTATAAAAAGCAAAACTCTACCTAAAGTTGGAGTTGACAGTTTTACTTATATGTTTTCTTTTGCCAAAACTTTAGTCTATATCCATTTTGAAAACTAGATCGAACTCTTCCTCTTTGCTCTTCTACTTTTGCTGCTGAGAAGTTTTTATCTAATTCCATAGTCCAGTCTTCTCTCTTAAATGGAAAAACCTGAAACATTGGAGTTCCTTGCTTTATAGTTCCTTTAAAATTCTTTTTTACTAAAAACGAAAGATGTCCATCAGTGAAATAGTTATCAGTGTCAACGACTGCATCAATAGCCTTTAGTGGTGAGACTGGCTGATGGATTGGGTTTGTAAAGAATGTACTGTAACCTTCATCAGTTTGTACCATCCAGGTAGGATGAATTCTTAATATCTTATTGCAATATATGTCTTGATCTATAGGCAAATGAGATACTTGCTCAGCAACATGCTCACTTATCAACAGGGTATAATACTTATTCATATGAATAGGAAGTTGGATATTAATCTCTCCATCAGTTGTATCTATATAGATATCGCATGGAACTTTTAATATGTAGCCCATTGCCATAGCATCAAAAAAAGCCTGACATTTTTTTACAGTAAGTCTCATTACTCCTCTATCAGGAATATCGCTTCCTCCTGCAATTGCTGGCTGCTCTTTATACCACGAAGGGACATTTTTTGTACCTGGCTCTGGCTCTGGAACAATGTTCGTCAGCGCTGGATACATCTGAAGAAATCTAATAGTATTCATATAAGCCTTTCGTTACTTTAATTATATCATATTAAAGGAATTGCCACAATTTAGGATCCTGCAATTCTAGCATGTGGCTTGGTGCGACATAGAAGTGCAACAGTTCTTCAGTATTTTCTACAACTGTTGAATTTTCTACACCCCCACACATGATTAACAGGCTATTATTTTGTGGCTCAATTGTTACTAAACCACCAGTTGTATATATGTTTTCAACAATTTTTCCTGCATTATTTAAATATGCTTTTCCATAAAAACATAAATATTTTTTTGATCCAGATGTAAACCTTACATCATTATTTTTAGCAAACACCTTTTCACTAGAAAGCAAAACCTTGTAATTTTGTTTGTTATAATTTATATTATTCTCTTTGCATATTTCCTGTGTCAATGTTTTTATCAATCCACTAAGATCATTGCCTATTTTATAAAAAATATAATCTATCATTTTGACACCTTCCTGCCAAAAAATACATTAGGATATAGTGGCTGATCAAAAAATTCTTCTTTTAAGTCTGCTCCTTTTTCTATTGGAGTGTCGTCAACGGTTTGTACAACATTAAAAGCAGAGTGGTAAACCCTGTTCCCAATACTAGAACCGTATGCATGATCAAATTTTTTGTCGTAAAGGTGTTCTAATAAAGTTGCCCCGTAATAAAGTGCTGCGCTGCCTATACCCTTTTTCCTAAGAATTGGAGATACTGCAATTCTATCCATAATATTGCTTCCAGATTCGTTGTCTTTTTTCCATGTTCCGTAAACATCTGGATAATCATTTAAAACATAATCTCCTACATATACGGACCCACTTGGATGTTTGTCATTGAAGTATCCGCAAATTAAGCCATCTAAAGTTTCATGGTTTTTAAAGAATACATAATAAACCCAGGCTCCAGAAAGTGCTTCTGGATACTCAACCTTAAAACTAGATGTGTCTACAAGGTCAAACATATCAAACTATTCTGCTGTTTGATAGCCGTCATAGACCAAGAAGTGATCTGTGTAGAACATGTCGTAAGGCTCACAGTTGATAGAAACAACCTGATGAGGTAGGTATGCGATAGTTAATTCAGTGATAGCAGTCCAAGTGTTTGTGTCTGTAGACCATAACTCATCTGTATTCAAAAGATCTATAGAGGCAATCATCTTAGCCTCTCCATCTCTCTTTACCAACATATAGTGAGATCCTGAGTAGAATTCACCATTTATCGATACAGACTCTTCTGCTGTAGAAGTTCCTATATGCATGATTGTTGTTTCTTTATCAGGAACCATGGCAAGTCCTTCTGGATTCCCCGACCAATTTTGAATATCTTCCATTGTAAAGTTTATTCCCAAGCCAGGGATTTCTGTAGAAACAAGAACATCTCCTACCTTAAGATTTGCTGCTTGAGTATATCCATTTGTAGTCAAAACCAATGTGTCAACGCTTACAGATTTTGATCCGAAACTGTATGCTCCAAAGGCACCGAAGGCACCAAATGCTCCGAATGCTCCGAATGCACCGAAGGCACCGAATGCACCGAAGGCACCGAAGGCACCGAATGGAGTAGTACATGTATTGGTAATATCATAATCAGGGCATCCTACATTTGTAATGCAACGGGTGATAGAACCAACTTGTCCAGAAGGGCAAGCGGGATTTGTAGTACCATAAACACAGGTTGTACAGTCTAGTACAGGTGCTGGTGTTGGTGCTGTTACACAGTTACGGCTTTGTTCGTAGTCTGGACATGCTGCTGCAGTTCTGCAATAGGTTATACTGCCTGTTTGTCCACTTGGACAACCACCTGTATATGTACCGTTTACGCATGTTACACAGTCAAGTGCTGGTGCTGGAGTTGGTACTGGTGATGGTGTTGGGGGTGGTGGAACGCAACCATTGCTCTGGTCTATGTTTGGACAAGAACCTGGAGTTACGCAAACTCGATAATATTCTGAACCTGAAGCACAAGATCCGTTTGATCGTATTGCATATGATCCGTCAGAATTTGGTGAATAAGTATTACACTGATTACAGTTTACAACTGGAACTGGTGTAGGCGCTGGTACGAAACCAAAAGCGCCGAATGGTGCGAAAGAGAATGCTGTAGTAACAGATCCTGATGAAGAAGATGTTCCTGAGTTTCCATTAGCATTGGTAGCATAAACATTGTATGTCTGTGCTGATCCCTGCTCTTGACCAACATTTACTGCAGTTGAAGAAGTATCTCCTGCTTTACCATCATCGGATGTCCAACGATAGTTAGTAATTGCTTTACCACCATTTTCTGGTGCTGTCCATGAAACATAGTCTGTTCCTGCTGAAGGAGTTGATGCTGATGGGGCCCCAGGTGTTGCTGGAACTGTAGTTACCGTTACAGAGTTTGAAGCAGCACTTGGTGCTGAAGTTCCTGCTGCATTAGTTGCTGTTACTGTGATAGTAGTTACTACACCGCTACCCCAGCCAGTAATAGTTAAAGGAGAAGATGACCCAGTTGCTGAGTGTGTTGCATTATGAACACTACAAAAACCAGATGCTGTAAAAGATGTTGCTGCTGGAGAATTAGCAGGCAGTTCAAATGATACTGTTAAAGATCCATTACCATAAGGTCTGTTTGTTCCAACATCTGTTGCAACAACATTTATTGGTGCCTTTGGTTCCAAGAAGTCATTTGCTGCTTGGGATCTTCCACCTATATTCTTATTAACTGCCATCTGTGTATCTCCTTTTTCCTATTTAAATTTTTTATGCTGTTAGGTCGCCGTATACTACCCAAGTATCTGCTGCTCTCTTGAAAAGAGTAACTCCAGACCATTGTGTACGCAACTTTAAACCTGGTGTTGCATTAACAGTTACTCCTGCACCTGCAGCAATTGTAACCTGTCCTGTTCCTGTTTGAAGAACATCGATGGAGGTTCCAATTGGGAAATTAACTGCTGATTCTGGTGGAACTGTGAGTGTGACTGCTGATGCAGATCCCATTTCAACTAAATCGTCTCTTTCAGTTAGTGATGAAAGTGTGTATGATTCTGTCTTCTGATTGATTGGTGTTAAAGAGTCTACCTTTAATCCAAGACTAGTTGTGACTGATGCTGCAAAGTTTGCGTCATCACCAAGGGCTGCAGCAAGTTCGTCAAGTGTGTTGAGGGCTGCTGGGGCACCAGTTAGAAGTGCATCAACCTGTGCTGTTGCTGAAGCGATTGCTTCTGACTTGGCTGTTGCGATTGCTGAAGCCTGTGATGTAGATACTGGCTTGTCTGTGTCTGCTGTGTTATCAACATTCCCAAGACCAAGTGATGCCTTTGTTACTGCTGCAACTTCTGACTTAAGTGCTAGAAGTGATGTGTCTGCAATACCGTGAACATCTGATGTATCTGTATTGTGTGTAGAAACCTTTGTATCTGCTGCTGTTGCTGCTGCTGTAATAGCCTCTGATTTAGCAGTAGCAATTGCTGTGGCCTGTACTGTAGATACTGGCTTTGCTGAGTCTGCTGTGTTATCAACACTTGTAAGTCCAACTGAAGATGGTGTAAGTGCTGCAACTGCTGTAGCAATCTTTGTATCTGCTGTGTTTTCTGCGTAAACTCTAGTTGCTATTAATGTTTCATCAATATCAAACTGCTCATTAACTGAGTCCCATTCAAGACCTTCGCCTGCAAGAGATGGATATTCACCAGCAGCGCCATCGAGGGCAATTATAAGATCTGCGCTAGTAACTAACTCTGATGTGTCTAAAATTCCATGAACATTTGTTGTTTCATCGTTATGTGCCAAAACCTTTGCATCTGCTGCTTGTCCTGCTGCAAAGATTGCATCTGTTTCTGCTGTGTCAGCATACGCTTTTGTTGCAAGAAGGGCTGTATTAGCAATTCCATGAACATTTTCTGTAGTAGCATTATGTGTTGAAACATGAGACTCTGAGATTGCTGTTGAAGCAGTAATTGCTTCAGATTCAGCAGTTGATATTGCTGATGCAGTTGCATCTGAAACTGGCTTAAGCAAGTCTGAAGTATTATCAACATTTCCAAGGCCTACTGAAGACTTTGTAAGTGCTGCTACTGCAGTTGAAACCTTTGTGTCTGCTGCTGTTCCAGCATCTGCAATTGCTTCTGACTTTGCTGTTGCGACATTTGTCAAAGTTGCAAGAAGTGCTGTATTAGCAATTCCATGTACTTCTGTTGTCTTATTTGCGTGGGTAACTTGTGCTGTAGTAAGTGTGTCGTTTACAAGTTGAAGGGATGATGCTCCGTTAAGTGTAGCAAGATCAACCTTTGCATTTGTTGCATACAGTGTTAAGAAATCAGGATCATCTCCTAAAGCATCTGCAATTTCTGACAAAGTATTTAGAGTTTCTGGAGCCATGCCAACAACTGAGTTGATCGCTGCTGTAAGTTCGTTTGCGTTAGCAAAATATACTAACTGGGTCCATGTAGATGTTCCGTTACCCATCTTAAACTTATTGGTGTCGGTCTCAAAACCGATTTCACCTGCTGCTAGTACTGGGTTTACAGACGTCCATTGAGATGCTATCCCTCTGCGCTGTTGCATTCTTGTTGCCATATTTAGTTCTCCTTAGTACGGGTTGCGTACGTATTCTTTGTCATTATACCACTGAGTTCTTTCATTATTTTAAACTCCCCCGCCATCAATCATTGCCTCAAATGATTTGTCATTCATAGCATTTTGGATTGCGGTTACTGCAAGTGCATTTGAAAAATACTTATTTGTTGTTCCTTCTGTTAGGTCATCTGTTGTAGAATCTGCCACCCCATTTTCAGCAGCAATGGTTAGACCATTCTTGTCTCCTGAAATAGTAATATTAGTTTTTGTAGCACTAGTTAATAGCAATGCTGCAAAGGCTTTTGTTGCAAGTTCAGAAGTATCAGCAATACCGTGAATGCCAGTCGTATCTGATTCGTGAGTTGAAAGCGCTGATGCTGCTGTTGCTTCTGCAGCAACTTTTGCAGCGGTAGCCCTAGACTGTGCATCTGTTGAAGCGGTTGCTTCTGCTGCTGCTTGTGCAGCATTTGCCTTAGATGTTGCGTCTGTGGCTGCTGCAGACTGCGCTGCGTTAGCCTTGGTTGTTGCATCTGTTGCTGCTGCAGAAATTGCTGCTGCTTGTGCAGCGTTGGCCTTTGTAGTTGCATCTGAGGCTGCTGTTGAAACAGAGGCTGCATCGCCTGATACTCTAAGTGCTGCTTCTGCTGCTACCTTAGTAGTTGCATCTGATGATGCTGTTGAGATAGCCTCTGACTTAGCAGTTGCAATGTTTGTTGTTACTGTAGAGAAAAAGTTTGCATCGTCGCCTACGGCTGCTGCAAGTTCATTAAGAGTGTCTAGCAGACCTGGAGCACCATTAATTAAGTCTTCAATCGCTCCTGCTGCGTCGGCAGTAAAGTATATTAGAGAGGCCCAACGAGTTGTTCCATCACCAATCTTAAATTTATTTGTATCAATTTCAAAACCGATTTCACCTGGTGACAAAATTGGATTTGCAGATGTCCACTGCGCTGCAGTGCCTCTTCTTTGCTGTTGTCTAACTGCCATGTATTTTTCTCCTTATGGGGGCTGCCCATTATGATCTTATTATAACATCCAATTTTTAATTGAAGTTATCTATTGCTATTCCGCCATCTCTGGTAGAAGTAAAAACTGTGTCTGATGCATTTCCAGAGTCTGCCTCTGAAGTCATTGGACTATCAAAAAACCCAGAATCCACAAACATACTCACAATAAAGCCAGTGCCATCAATTGCTGTGTCGTGAATGTGATCTGGAATACTATTTGTGTCTTCTATGGTTGCTTGGGTGTACCAGGCCCCATTGTAGTAAAAGTTAACTCTATTTGTTAGAGTGTCTAACCATTGTGTTCCGTTAGTTGGTGAAGAAGGAGCAGTAGAGCCTACGGCCATTGAACGACTATCGACATACTCCTTGGTTGCTGCATGTGACGCTGTTGTAGGTGTTCCTACTGTCACTGCATCTCCGAATGTACCGCCGTTTGCTACGACTAACCCATTCTTGACTTTAAAGTCTTTATCGACTGTTGCCATTTACTACTCCCTCTTCCAACTATTTTTATTTTTTATTAAACTAGAAGTGTTCCCATAACAGTAACTGTTGAGTTATTGTTAGTGGTTGTTGCTAGTACTCTTACTTCTCCGCCAGAAATATCTGCTGAGATTGATGATGCTGAACCATTAGTTCCAACAATTCCGTACTCTGTCATTGCAATGTTGTCATTGATATCAAGAGTCAAAAGAACCTTTGAGATTTCTGTGTGGTTACCATAAGCAACCTTAACTAGAAATTCTGCTGAACGGTATACTTCTGGATCAAATCCGTATGCTTGGTTGATTCCTGCTACTGGGCAAGAAACTGTTGCTGCAACTTGCTTGGCAACTGAGTTTACCTCAACTGCTGTAAATGAACGAGTTGTTCCGTCTACCGCAGCACGAGCACGAGCATCTGTGAAGTACTTGTTTGTTCCTTCTGCAAGATCAGTTGTTGTAGAATCTGCTACACCGTTTTCTGCGGTAATAACAAGTCCTGCACCTGTTCCTGTGATAGTGATATTAGTCTTTGTAGCACCAGTCAAAAGGGCTGCTGCTGAAGACTTGGCACGAGAATCTAAGAAGTACTGGTTTGTTGAACCCTCTTCAATATCATCTGTGTCAATAAGATTAATCTGGTCTGCAATTGTTCCACCAACTGCAGCGATTGCTCGTGCATCTGTGAAGTAAAGGTTTGTTGGTCCCTCTTCAATGTCATCTGTGTCAAGAGCATTGATTGCATTTGTTGTATGTGTTTGTGCATTGCCTTGTGCAGTGCTTGCATAACCTTGAGCAGTTACAAGAGCATCTGTGATTTCACCATCTGTGTAAGAGTTAGCATCTGCTTCTGCAGTGTCTGCGTAGCCCTGAGCAGTTGAAAGTGCTGTTGTAATTTCTCCATCTGTGTAAGAGTTAGCAGTTGTTACTGCATCAGATTCTGCTGTGTTAGCATAGTTCTGGTAAGCAGTAGTAATCGCTGTCTCTCTGCCGTCTGTGTAAGAGTTTGCTGATGTTACTGCATCTGTTTCTGCTTGATCAACATAACCCTTAGTTGCTGCATGTAGGTTTAATGTTGGTGCACCTGGAAGTGTTAGGTCTCCAGTCATTGTGTCGCCAGACTTTGCTACTCTACCAGCAACGGCTGCTGCTGCATCTGAAGCGTAGTTTGGATTATCTGCAATTGCTGCAGCCAATTCGTTAAGTGTATCGAGAAGTTCTGGTGCTGTATCTACAAGGGCTGCAACTTCTGCATCTGTGTAAGAGTTAGCATCTGCAATAGCCTGTGCTTTAGCAGTTGCAATAGCAGAGTTACGGTCTGTAACTTCTGTTCCAATTGCTGAAGTTATTGCTGAGTTACGATCTGAAACTTCTGTACCGATTGCAGTTGAAAGTGCTGCTGCTGCTGTTGCTTCTGCACCTGATTTTGCGTTGTTAGCCTTTGTGGTTGCATCTGCTGAGGCTGTTGAAATTGCATCCGCTTCTGCTTGATCTGCATATCCTTGTGTTGCAAGAACATCTGCACCCCACTTAACAGAAGATCCTGCTGCTGGAGTAAGAACGATATGAGAATCAGAATTGATTGTCATTGCTCCTGCGCCAGTAAAGTTAAGTGTATCTCCAATAGTCTTATTTGTTAATGTTTGTGTGTTTGTTGTTCCAACTACCGCACCAGTTGCACCGTGTGCTTCTGTTGCTGCTTCGTGATCTGAAAGATCTCCTGCTACGTCTGCTGCAGCAGTTGCGATTGCTGATGCAGTTGCATCAAGTGCTCTTTGGTTTGTGAAGTAAAGGTTTGTTCTTTCTGAAAGATTTTCAGTGGTTAGGTTTGCAAGGCTTGAAACTGTTCCAGTTACACTACCTGTTAAGTTACCAGTTACATCACCAGTTACATTTCCTGTTACATTTCCTGTTAGGTTACCAGTTACGTTACCTGTTACATCACCAGTTACATCTCCAACTAGATCTGCTGTAACCTGAGTTGCAGCAAAGTTGCCGTTAGCATCACGCTTTACGACCTTGTTTGCTTCGTTAGCAGAAGTTGCTGTACCACCAATAAGACCAACAATATAATCTTGATCTCCTTGCTTCTTTGTAAGAACGTCAAAACCGTTAACTGTCGCTGTTGTACCTTCAACGATTAAACCACTCTTAATTTTAAAATCTTTATTTACTGTTGCCATTTTTTATATCTCCTTTTATTATGCCTTAAGTCCCATACGTGCGAAACGTACAGTGACTGGCTTGATCGCAGGATCTGGAGTGACTGTTAAAGCCACGGTATTTCCAGTGCGAGAGACATTAATGGTGCCAATATTCCCATCATTGTCGATAGTGCCGTACTCGCTGACGTTTACATTTGTACCGTCAACAAGAATAGTTAATTCAGTTGCATAGAACTTATTGTCCCCTGCAGAGGTCTTTGATATTGAAACAATATACTTGACCATGCGCCATACAGTGGCGTCAAAGTTATCAATAACAGTTACGTTTTCAATACCATTGATTGTATTTTCATTATTACCTGATGAACCCAAGTCTGTTGACTGAGAAGACAGGGTATCGATTAAATCTACATAATTTTCTTGAGTAGGTCTATCTCCTGTTTGGAATAGGCCCTTAACTTCTGGAATTGATATTTTAGCCATGTAGAGATTATATCATCCCTTTTGATAAGACTATTAGAGAATGTAGTTGCTATACCCAATAACTTGAAGTGGAATTCCTGGAGTGTTACCCAAACCAATAGCAACAACCTGAATTGCTGAAAAACTAACCCTAAAAGGAAGCACTTCTGTAATCAAAGTGTTTCTTGTAAAATCTTCTACCTGAATTAATGGGTAGTCAATAGGAAAAATTAGTTTTGTTTTTCCGTTAAGTTCATCAAGTATTAGTGCTGTTGCCATTAATCTGTTACATCTTCAAGAATCTTTAGGCTACCCTGGGCAACCGTCCAAACTCTTGTAGGGTCTGACACTTGAATGTCAAAGATGTCTCCTGTTTGAAGTTGTGCTGACTGTGCTGCTGTAAGCCAAACCGTAAACTCTCCAACAAGGTCATCTTCATCTGCAACTGGATATAAATTTAAAACCAGTGTTGCATTGTCTGTAATAATTCCAGGGGTTGAAGTAGGTCTCTTAATCTTCATAGCAATATCCCATTCAGATCCAGCACCCTTTAAAATCAAAGGCTCTTTTGCATCATCAGTTACATAAACTTTAAATCCAGAAGTATCTCCACGCACCACAGTCCAAATAACTGTAGGTGGCGGATTGCCAATGTTATACAGTGATTGAGATCCTCTTAAAGTTGCCATTGTTAAATTATACCACTCTTAAGACAGTCCGTCTTTGAGTGCCCCCCATGTTCCGTTACCTTTTGTCTGAACAATTATCATTCCGCCATTTGCTTTTAAAGCCGAAACTCCAACTACTCCTATATATCTTGCGGGACCTGAAGATGGACGAACGCCAACAAGAGTTCCAACGCTGTCTACATAAATTTTTGTTCCAGCACTTCCTAGCCCAAGGGTATTCATTTGTATGATTCCAGAAACTACAACAACTCCATTTCCAATATCATCCAATCCAGAAGGCGGTGTGTCTGCTTGCATTAAACCTAAGATTGGAACGTCTGGATTGTGATTAGGGCCTGATGGATTATATTTTAATACAGTGGGTACTGGCTTTGACTTATAAGGAATGCTTCCAGAAATAAAAACTGGTGTCCCTGCCAAAATAGGAGCAACAGAACTTCCATTCCTTACAAGCGATGTAACGCCTGTCATTCCTAGCGGTGGCAAAATATCATTTAAAGCATCAACCAATGTTTTAATATCCCCGTGTACATTAACGGGATCTGAAGCAAGCGGGTACTTCATATTAGGATAGTTAACTGATTGTCCTGTAGCCATAATCTTTATTATACCACCCTCTGAAGTTGACTTTTGGTAAAATTTTGTGTTATACTAGGTAGTAACACCTACCAAGGTGTTATTGTTTTCTAAGGAGGAAACTATGATTAAATTTATCGCAAGAAACAAAGAGATCATTAGCACACTCAGTATCGTAGCACTAATAGCGGTTACTTCTAACGCTAGTGCTTCTTCAGATCTTGATACGAAAAACAATCTTAGCCTGAAACAGGCTCAGACAGTAGAACCCGCCTCGAAAGAGGTTTTTTTGGTTTCTAAAGCAAAAAAACTAGAGAGTTTTGAGAATAAGGTTTCTCTAACTGATCTAGAACTAAAGGAACTGCTTTCGCTAGTAGGCTTCAAGGGTCAAGACCTTGTCGTTGCTTGGGCAGTTGCTAAAAAGGAATCTAATGGGCGACCATTGGCTTTTAATGGCAACCACAAGACTGGCGACTCTTCTTATGGTATGTTTCAAATTAACATGATCGACAATCTTGGTCCTGATCGTAGAACTAAGTTTGATCTTGAATCTAATTCAGAGTTGTTTAACCCCGTAAAGAATGCAGAGATTGCATACTATATGACAAGCGGTGGAGATGATTGGTCTTCTTGGAAGGGCATTACCCCAAAGACCAAATACTGGATGACTAAATTTCCTAAGTAATATATCAAATTAGGACCCCTCTTAGGAGGGGTTCTTTTTTGTTTCCTGAAGTATCCAGTTGTAGGTTTTTTCAATTCCGTCTTTAAGAGACATTGAGTAATCCCATCCTAGTCTTTCTCTTACCAAGTCATTATTAGAATTTCTTCCTCTAACTCCCAAAGGTCCAGGGATATGCATCTTGCTCAAAACCTTGCCCTCAATACTGCAAGCAATATCTACCAACTGGTTGATAGTAACCATTTCCTCAGACCCAATATTAACAGGTCCAGTGAAGTCTGATTTCATAAGTCTTCTTGTTGCTTCTATGCATTCATCTATATATAGGAATGAACGGGTTTGTTCTCCATCCCCCCAAATTTCTATAAAGCCATCTGACTGTATAACTTTTCGACACATTGCTGCAGGAGCCTTTTCTTTTCCACCATCCCAAGTTCCTTCTGGTCCATAGATGTTGTGATATCTAGCAATTGCTACGGGAATTCTGTTGTTTTTATTAAAGGCTAAGAACATTCTCTCACTAAACAATTTTTCCCAGCCATACTCGCTGTCAGGATCGGCAGGGTATGCGTCAGACTCTTTAAGCCCAGGATTATTAACATCTAACTGCTTATAGTCAGGATACATACAGGCAGAACTTGAATAAAATATCTTGGTTTTATTAATATCATATTTTGCGTTTAGTCTTGATTGTGCCCTAAGCAAGTTAAGGTTTATAAGTGCAGAGTTTTCCATAATCTGGGAATCGTGTTCTCCAGTAAATATATATCCAGCACCACCCATATCTGCAGCAAATTGATAAATCTCATCAAAACTAGTAATTAACTTATATGGAATTTCGCTGTAAAAGTTTCCTTGATATCCTTTAAACTGAATTGCTTTTTCAACATTTTCATAAACGGATAGATCTCTTTCAATAAACTCGTCTGCTTGTGTGTTAGAAAAATCAGGATGCTTTAGATCAACACCTCTGACCCAGTATCCTTCTGACTTAAGTCTATTAACCATATGGCTACCGATAAAGCCACCTGCTCCAAGGACTAATGCTGTTTTCATACTATCTCACAATTCTCTCACTTAAAGTATATATCCCTATTTTAAAATATTTAGGATATTAGTTTTTCCCAAAACTCAGAAATATGCAACTGCTTATGTAGCCCAGGGTGTGGCCAATGCGCTCCAGGTCCCTTTAGTCTTCCATAGTCATATGCAATTTTGTGGTAGTCATAGCCATAGTCAAATATTTCTGGGTACATGTCTTTCCACCCATGATGGCACCCTTGCCAATTTATCATCTCAAAATGCTTGGTAAGTTCAGGCACACTGTTTGCAACAAAACCAAGTTCAAAGTCTGCTGGAAACTCCTTCTTTGTTGTGTCTGGAACATAATGCCTAAAGTTGTCTTTTAAGAATTGTTCTTGTTCATCTGTCATTCCGTGTGACCAAGAAGACCAGTACAGTTTAATTCCGCTTGCCTCACAGAATGCTTCTAGCATTTTAATATGGTCTAGATTTTGATAATACACCCACTCGTATGGCAAAATTTCTTCATAGTTCCAGGGGGCTGATACCTTTGTTTTCTTTGTGCTGTGATTAATAAACCACTCTTGCATTCTTTCTCCGTCAGGGCTAACAAAATAAAATCTTTCAAAGTTTGCAAAATGAGCAATAACAATTTCTGGTTTATATTGATACTGATGAATCATTCCCAAAAAACTAGAAACTAACTTGTTTGCAGACGCTCCAGAATAAGATATATTTCCTATAGGAACTCCAATTTTTTTAGAAAGTAGGTTACTCCACCTAAGATGTTCAGGAAGTCCTTGTCCAAGCGTTATAGAGCAACCTAGGGCTACTATTGGTGGCTTTGTGGCAAACTCTATGGATCTTAGGTTGTCACTATTCCATTTATAGTCATATTCTGGCCTTGGTATTTCAGAATGCCCTGCTAATATTTCAGTAGTATGAGAATAATTTTTTTTAGGATCGTTTTTGTCTATGCCCATGTGAGGAATGACTCTTGGATTAAACATATCAAAAAGCATTAGTAAATAAACTTACCTTTTTTTATTTTTTTATACTTGCGCCACATTTTAAACTTATAGAAAATTCTTTTTAGCATTTTGATTCTGGCCATTCTCTCCACCACATTTTCCTACCACCTTCTAGCGGAGAGCCATTCCAGGAGTATGGAACTCCTATTGTTTTTGGTGGGTTGTCAAAAAAGTCCCAAGTTTCAATTCCTTTTTGATTTCTGTTTCTATGAATGTAGGCAGTATAAGTGCTTCCAGATGTTCCAACAAAATTTGTAGCATTGTGCATTACTAGGTTACATATAAGACCAAAAACCACTTCATCTTGAAATGGCAAAGCCATAAACTCATCTTTAAAATTGTTTACAATGTATTCATCTAATAATATAAATCTATGCTTATTGTCTTGAACCATTTTATGTCCTGGCTCACATGTTGATAAAACTATTGGAAGGTTATTTTGTGCAAAATTGCTTAGCCATGACTCAAACATATCTTGTTTTGTTTCAAACATTTTAATATGATCTGATAATCTTAAATGCATTCCTTGAAACTCTCCAATAGAATGATATATTTTATTTGCTAAATCTACATACTCTTTTTTAAATTTAACCGAAGATATTGCTTTATTAAGGCTGTCATTTCTTTTATAAAAGAATCTTGAATACCATCCTAGTGTTAATTTTAAATGCAGTGTCTTGTCTAGTGGAAGTCTTTTTCTTCCTTCTGCAAAATATTTTTCATCTTCAGAGATTTCTTGCTGATTACTGTAGTAAAAGTTATTTAAGATATCATCAATAACAAGTTCTTCTTGTTCAAAATGATCTATTTTTTCATCAATAATAATTATGTTTTGATCAAAATCCATAAGGTCTAATAAATGAGGAAACTGATTATCATTTGTAAAACCTTTTCTTTGGTTATTATAAAATCTGCTTGGACTAAATATTGGAATAGTGTCAGTAAAATAAAGGTTTGGATCTGCAGTATATCTTCCATAGTGCATTATGATTGGAACATTTAGTTCGTGAGACAGCCCCGCTGCCAATTCAAGACTCATTACTTGATTTATTAAGCCTGTAGGATTATATAATTGAAAAAATAACTTATTCATTTACATGCTTTCTTTAATTATTTCTTTACCTTCAACGGGTTTGCGAATATCCGTATATAGATATTGTGGACCATGCTTAAAGAACCAATGATCTGGCTCTGTATAAAAAAAGAATGCATTAGCAACTAGATTGTGTTCTGGATCTGGAAATTCTTCTCTCCAGTGTAACTGATCATTTCCATATGAAATAACTGCGTCATTTTCTTCTGCCTGAAATTTTTCACCTTCTACATAGAAATCCCAAGGTGTCTTATGAAAAATTGTATAGTTAATATGATAAGTGCAAGCATTGTCATCTACATGTTTCCATAATTTTGCTTCGGTACCTTCGTAAATACTTAGCAGGCACCAAGACGGAATTAATGTTTCTGACTCAAACTCTTCTCTTGCCAATGGCAAAAGCATTTCATGAAATCTTCTAAGTGGCTCAATTGCAGGGCCATGAGTGTTATCCCAAATTGTCCACTGGTGTCTTCCAAAGCCTTTGTCGTAAGTGCTTTTATCTGTTGACCACAGGTTCATTGCAAGATTTTGTAAAGCCAAATGCTCATCTGGTGGAAGAACAGTTTTTAATAGGTATGCTGGTTTCATTTTACCACTTTCCTAGTGGGCAAACCGCTTTTTCTAATTTTGTTTTTACTTTCATAAGACAGCCACACTTCTTGCATTGGCTAGTCAACTTAATTAATTCTGGACATCCTTTGCAAATAGAAAATCTTTCTTTTGCTACTTCTTCGTCTGCCCATTCAGTATTTGGATTTACAACATCCCAAGGTCTTGTATCTCCAAGCATTTGCTTATATTTTTGCAAAGCGCTAAGTGGTTTTGACGGATCTATATTTTCTTCCATAGTTTTATTCTCCTATAATTTCTGGGTTACTAGAAAGTGCTGCAATTTTTAATCCATTTTCTTCTGTATCTGCAATGCCGTAAAAAAATTTATACTTATTGTCAAGAACAACTGCAAACTTTTTAAATCCATCATCTTTTTTTGCAAGAGGT